GAATCTCCACGCTGCGAGTCAGTATCTGGCTCTGGCACTTCAAAGGTATACGCAACTGTTCTTCTCGGAAAGCAGGCTCTTCTTGAGGCTGTTTCTTACGAGCCAAAGACAGTTATCGGTCCTGTGACAGATAAGTTGATGCGCTTCCGCCCAGCGGGTTGGAAGGGTCTACTCGGATGGAACATCTTCCGCAAGGAAGCACGTTACGTCATCCAGACCAAGTCAAGCATCGCAACAGCGTAGTTTACTTAGTGAGAGGGGTGGGCAACCACCCCTCTCCACATAAGGAGATAAATGGCTAAGAAAAAGAAGGCTGAAGAATTACCAATTGATTTCTTTACGCCACTCCAGCAATACGCAGTACAAGCACACGAGTTATACAACTCGTTTGCACAGGCAGGATTTACCGAAGGTGAAGCGTGGGAACTAATGGTTCGCCATTTACCTGATTGGGAATTAGAAGAACCAGAGTTTAGTGAAAAGGGAGAAGAGTAATGCCAAAAGTAGGAAAGAAAGAATTTGCATACACCGCTAAGGGTATGGCAATGGCAAAGATGGAAGCTAAGAAGACTGGCAAGAAGATGGCAGTAAAGAAGCCTAAGCTAAAGAAAAAGTAATGTCGTCTGGTAAGTACAAATCGAAACATAGTTTTAACCCAATACAGATTAAAGATGGAATGATAGTTCGTCTTCGTAAAGACGGACGTATTCAATCGATACTAGGAAAAGTCGGGGAGTATAAGAAGAATGGACCCAAGGCTAAAGAGGGTGGGAGTAGCAGGGTTTAATAAACCTAAGCGCACACCCAGTCATCCCACTAAATCCCATGTTGTCGTAGCCAAATCTGGCTCACAAGTAAAGACAATTAGGTTTGGTCAGCAAGGTGTATCAGGCTCTCCTAAGAAGGCTGGAGAAACAAGGTCTTACCGCCAACGTCGCCAATCATTCAAGGCTCGTCACTCTAAGAATATAGCCAAGGGTGTTATGTCCGCAGCATATTGGGCAGACAAGGTGAAGTGGTAATGGCAAAGATATTTCGTGGACCAACCATGACAATCAAGCTTGGTCTTCAATATGACCTTTGGTTTGTTTCTTATCCATGGGGCAAGACAGTTGTTAAGAAGAATGGAACTTGGTCAACCATAGTTTCACCACAAGATAGCAGCTTAGCCGACTATGACAAGGTGCTTCGTGGTGGATATGACAACCCAATTACTGACGCAGAGGCAGCAGAGTTAACTGCTGCAGGATACGGTGAATACATTGTCGAAGTGTAGAAGTGGATGTACAACTCAAGACCATGAGTCTTGGGGAGATTGTCTTCGTGCAGCTAATCTAAGTATTAGCAATGAGCATGTATCAGCCGATATTAAAAATACAGATAAAGAATTGAGCGCATATCGTGACGCTCGTAAGCAAGGAATTCAACCTGCTTCAACAAAAATGAAAGACATTCAAAAAGCGGTCAGAGCATCTGACCTTATTGGAAGGGCAGCGCAAGCATAATGGCAACACTAAACCAGCTGACCGAACAGACCCTTGGTGAAGTTAACTCTTACGTCAAGAACCAAGAATCAGTTACGGTTATTACCAGCGCTACAACCGCTGGCGACCAGACTCTATTGGTTGATGATGCTACTGCGCTAAGCAAGGGCATTGTTGAAATAGATGATGAACTAATTTACTTAAAGAAGATTATTCCAACCAGCGGTACTATCCAAGTTCTTGGAACTACTGGTAATATTATTGGTCGTGGCTGGCGTGGAACTACAGCAACAAGCCATGTAACTGGTTCGGTTGTACGCAACAACCCAATCTTTCCTCGCAATCAAGTTAAGCGAGCGATTAACGAAACTATTAAAGCAATGAACTTCCCAGTTATTACATACCATACATTTACTTTTAATGGCGCTGACTATTCATACTTACTACCAGATGCATTAGAAGATATTGTTGGTATTTCATGGGATGTCCCAGACTCAACAGGCGTATGGCAGATTATTAAAAACTATCGAGTCGATAAAAATTATTATGACACTGACACTTCAACAATCAAGCAAGCTTTGATTCTAAAAGAATCACCAATGCCTGGTCGTACAGTCAATGTTCAATATACAAAGTTCCCAACAGTTATTACAGATAACCAAGAGTTAACTGTTAGTGGTCTTCCAGCATCTTGCGAAGATGTCGTTCGCTTCGGTGCTATGTATCGCCTACTTACAACAGTAGACCCTGGAAAGGTTACAGCAACTGCAGTATCTGCAGATGCTCTCGACCAACCAGTCCAAGCTGGTGCTTCTACCAATGCTGCAAAGTATTTGTTCCAGCTTTACACCGTTCGTTTAGCAGAAGAAATCGCTAAGCAACAAGCCAACTTCCTAAACACAATACAGTATACGAGGTAATACATGCCAACAATCGCACGTTATTATAGCTCAACCGCTGCTAAGACAACACTGTCACAGGCTATTGACGCTAGCACGGCAAGCACAAGCTTGTCGCTGGCTGCTGCTTCTGGTTTACCATCGCAGTATCCATTCACACTTATTCTTGAAAAGGATACCGCTAACGAAGAAATCGTAACGGTAACCGCCCTCGTTGGTACTGCATATACGGTAACTCGTGGCGTTGATGGCACAAGCTCCAAGGCGCACTCAGTAGGCGCAATTGTAGAACACGG